TTGAGCCGTTGGCAGCGGGGCCGCTGTAGGCGCGGATTGAGAAGGCGTACCGGAAGGAGGCTGATTTTGCTGGGCCGCAAGGCTCGCGTCAACCTGGTTCTGCTGGTCCTGGCTTGCCATGTCGTGAGCGTTCTGGGTTTGCTGGCTCGCAGCGTCCGCCTGGTTCTGCTGGTCCTGGGCTTCCATGTCGCCCGCCTGCTGCTGGTTCTGGACGTTGAGCTCGTGGGCGTTCTGATTGTCCTGGTTCATGGCGTCGACGGTCATCGTCATGATGGCCTGGGCGTTCTGGGCGTCGAGCTTCATTTCGTTGGAGGCAAGGGTTGCCAGCGCCGAGAGCCTGGCGATCTCCAGCTTGTTCCAGCGGTCCTTGTCGGCCTCGTTGCCGTTGTGCTTGGCCATCGCCGCGGCGTTGTGGGCTTCCGACTGCGAGGCGGAAAGCGCGCCCTGCAATTGCTGGATGACCTTCTGGGCCTCCTGGATGCGGGGATCATCGACCGCCTGCTTGTTGAAAAACCGGGTGGCGGCGTCCTTGTAGCCGGCCTTGCCCCAGATTTCGTCGATGATGGCGTCCTGCTTGGCGCGTTGCTGGATCGACGGCCCCAGCATCCCCAGGGTGGTCTGGGCGGCGGCCTGCATTTTCTGCACGCTCTGCATGGGGTCGGAGGCGCCGAGGCCGACGTTGCAGATGACCGTCACCTGGTTGTTGAGCAGCTCGTCGGTCAGCTGGTCCTGGTTGAACTTCTGGAACAGCTGGGCCTTGTTGGCGGCGAGCGTGATGACGGTCTGGTCGTTCTCGTAGTATTGCTCGAGCTTGACCAGCTGGCGCAGCACCGGCTCGACCCAGGTTTCGACCCAGACGCGCAAGTCGAACTCGCCCATGGCGTTGGCGACGCCCGACATGATCTTCATGCCGCCCACCGTGTCGTTGAGCGCCCGGTTGGTCTGGACCGAGCCGGTCGAGAAATTGCCGGCCTGTTCGTCGAAGTCGGCGTTGAGCTTCTCCATCTCGAGATAGGAGGACTGCGAGGCCTCGCCCGGGCGGTCGAAGGTCACGTCGTCCTTGTCCTGGACGTAGACCACGCTGTCGGGGGAGCGGTTCTGCAGGGCCTTGATGTCGACCGAACGGCCGCGCCGGACGATCGCCAGGGGGGCGATGGTCTGCTTGATGGTGTCGAGGCGCAGGTTCACCACGTCGTTGATTTCCTGCTGCAGCGGCTGCCACGCGGCAATCGGCGCCATGGGATCGATCTTGAAGGGCTCGAGCGCGCCGACGCCGATGGTGACCGGGCGGGCGCCGCCCTGTTCGGGGTAGGCTTCCTCGACGGGAACGATGTTGGAGATGATCTGGGTGTCGTCGAGCGACCAGAACACGAAGTCGTCGCCGGCCAGGCGCATGTAGTTCTCGTGCAGCCAGACGGTCCTGTACTCGGCGTCGACCGATTGGTCCTCGTAGCGGTCGTTGCCCGAGTGCTCACGCGCCCGCCTGATGGCGGCGGAGGTTCCCTGGTCGCTGACGCCGGCGCCCGCTGCCGCCTTGAGCTGGGCGTCGTCGATGGCGATAAACTTCACCACGCTCTTGGGGTTCTGGTTGGTGAGAAACACGCGGGCGTCGGCCACCGGCATGGGGTGGCGGAGGATCAGGTAGGACGAGTCCTGGGCCTGATCCTCCCATGCGCCTGCGGGGTCACGGATCACGTCCTCGGGTGGAAACAGACGGATCCGCGGTCGGTCGCGCACGATCTTGGGCGGGGGCGGGGGCGGAGCCGCGCTCGCGCCAAATGGTGCCATGGCGGACATGGCGCCGGTTGGCGGGGTCATGGCTGACGAGTTCATGGGCTCGAACGGCAGCACCTGGGCGGTGGGCTGGTCCTGTGGCGAAGCCGGCTGCTCCTTGGTCTTGTACTCCCAATACTGCTTGGAGGCGCAGATGCCGGTGAGCTGGGCGTTCATGTGCGAGCCCATGGAGATCATGAACCACGGGATGCCGGAGTGGTCGTTGGAGCGCGACAGGCGGTAGGACAGCAGCTCCTTCACCACCGCGGCGGAGGCCGCCTGCTTTTCGTCCGCCGGGTTGGGGGCGTCGACGATGATGACCTCTGCGCTCGAGAACAGGGCCGCGGCGGCTTCCGCCTGTTTCTTCCTCGCCGCGCTCCGGGTCTTGGGGCGGAACAGGCGCGAGCGCCCGCGATAGCGCACCTGGTTGTATTTGCTGTCGGTCAGATGCTTGTTGTTGAAGGAGTTGTAGGCGCCGGTCCACAGCGGCTGGAGGATCGTCTGCTGGTACTCCTTGCCCTGCCGATAGGCGGACTTCATCAGCGCCAGGATCTGCACCTCGTCCATGCCGTGGCTCGAGAGCTGCTCGGTCGTGTTGGTTTCGGTAGGGTCCTGCGGGTGGTTCTGGTCGGCCAGTATTTCCGGGGGCGGGTCGCGGTCGAGCAGCGTCCGCCCCGGGCGGAACGGGCGATTGAGGCCCTGGGCGCCGATATTGTTGTGGGTATCCCAGATCGGATCGGGGAGGGGCGCCATCAGCCGATATACCTTTCCGGGTTGCGGTTGCGCACGAGCCGGAAGGCGCTGTTGGCCTTCTGCCAGTCGGCCATCGAGAAGTTGAGGCGGCTCATGCCGTAGCGCTCGAGGAGCTCGCCCGCGCTTTTCTTGGCGAGCTTGAGCGACGGATCGCCCTTGAGGTCGGAAACCTTCACCACCATGGCCCAATGCGCCATGCCGGAGAGGGCGATCTTGACGATGCCATGCTCGACTTCGGCGGTGATGTGCCAGGGATGGCCGGCGTACTCGCGATCGAGCGTTGCCTTGACGATGCGGGCGAGCGACGAGTTGGCGACATCGAACTGGCCCTTGCCATTGTGGAAGCCGTGGCCGTGGCGCTCGATGGTGCGGCCGTTGAAGATGCGGTTGTCAGGGCGGCTCATAGGGGCCTCGCTGTTTGTAGTAGCCTCGGAAGATGCGCTTCATCTGGTTGCGCCCGGTCATCTCGTACTCAACCGGGTTCTGGCTTTCCTGGATGAAGTCGGGGTCGGCCTCGACCACCAGCTGGCGCCAGTCCTTGTGGCGCACCCTGACCGGGAGTGCTGGATAGTTGATGTTGGGCGGCTGGGTCATGGCTAGTTGACGATCGCGCCGGCGGGAACGACGTTGGGGTTCGCCATGACCACGGTCTGGATTTCGCCGCGGAACACGGCCGAGGCGATCGCCGCCATCTTGGCAAGCGCGTCCTCCTGGTTGTCGGCGGGCAGCGAGATGGCGAAGTCGGTGTTGCGGTAGCGATAATCAAAGGCGAACAGGCGTGTCATGTCATGCTCCTAACGGGATCGATGTTGGTTTTTTCGCCCTCAAATGAGGAGGCAAAAATTAACGTCAGGCATCGAGGTAGTAGTGGGTTTCGGGTTTCACCCGGTCGAAGGCGGTGGCGGGGCTGGGGCTCATGTCGTAGATGCGGCTGGCGGCGTCGACCAGATCGTCGTGGGTGGCGAAGGGGAACAGCAGCATTTCCTCGATCAGCGCCCGGGTGAGGTCGTAAATATTGCCGTCCTCGTCCTTGCGGATGAGGGGCTTGGGCACGCGGTAGCCCTGGCCTTGGGCTTCCATGGCGCGCATCAGGTTGGTGGGGCCCCGCACGGGCGTGTAGTCGATGGTCTTGGCGTCGGAGTTGAACTTCCAGTAGCTGTCGCCCAGGTCGGGGTGCTGGATGATGGGCGGCAGGTGGAACTTGCTGAGCTCGAAATCCGGCTGCAAGCGCTGGACGCGATCCTCCTTCGACATCTTGCCTTCGTTGGGCCAGGCGAGCTCTTCGATGGCGAACACGTCGTCCTCGTTCTTGAGCGCCCGCATGCGCTCCTGAAAATACTCGTCGTCCGACTGCTGGCCGAAGCGCTCGTAGCCGACCCTCAAGATCTGGACGCCCGGGGCATCGCGCCACTTGTTGCGGAGGAACAAGAGCATGTCCCACCTTTGGCTCAACTTCATGCGATGCCTTGCACCGTCCAGCAGATACTTGTTGCCCTGGGCATCGATGCCGATGACGGCCATGGCGGTTCGGTCGCTCCTCGCGGTGCGGCCGCGCGACGGGTCGGCCATGATGTAGACGTTGAGGGTGGTGGGCCTCACCTCGTAGGGGCGCATCCAGGCGGCCTCGAACATCGCCTGCTTGCCGGCGGCGGGGTTCTGCAGGAGCTGGGCGGCGTAGGTCGAGCGCTGCTCGATCATCTTCTGGTTCCAGGTGCGCTGGCTCCACAGGACCGGCTTGCCGTCCGGCCTTCCGTTGTGGGTGGCGGGGTAGACCCTGGCCTTCACCGCCTTGCGGTCCATCATGGTCTGGTAGCTGTCGCCGATCAGGTAGCGGGTGCCGACGTAGCGCTTGAGGGTGCCGTCGCCCACGCCGAGATTATCCGAGAGCTCCCAGGCTTCGGTGGCCTTGGCGATCTGCTCGGGGTTGGAGACGTTGCGGCGCTCGATCAGATCGTCGAACACCAGGATCTTGAAATGGACGCCGGTGGGCTGGCCCTCGACCAGGCCCCAGGCTTCGACGGTGGCTTCCTTGGGGTTGGTCTGGCGCTTAACGACGATGCCGGTCTGCACCCCCCAGGCGGGCGCCTGGTTCTTGGGGTTGTCGTAGAGCACGTCCGGGAAGATTTCCTTGAGGCGCTCGTTCCTCTGGAGCTCGTGCATGATCTGCTTGAGGAACTTCATCGCGGTGATGCGCGAGTAGG